TCAAACCCGTCCGCCCTTGTTAAGCTGGAAATTCCGCCACTTGTCCGCGAGCGTCGATGCGCTCGAGAGGAGCGACGCCCCCGCGCCCAGATAGCTCGGACTAGACGTCGAATTGAGCGCGCGGTTGGTTTCCAGAACTCCCGTGTTGCCATAGCCGACTCCGGCCACTTGGTAGTCGTAGGCCTCGCGCGCAGCCTTGGCGCGCAAGGCAAGGGCGTCAGCCTCACCCGCACCGGCCGTGTCGCCCAGTATGTCGGTGGGGCTGCCCTCGAGGTCGGTTCCCTGCGCGGCCAGGCGGGCCGTCTGGGCCCCGATCCTCTGACTGGTGAGCCGGCGGCTTGTCTCCTCCGCGATCCGCCCTTGCTGAAGGGCGTCGTCCGCTCGCCGGTTCATCAGCTCCTGATTCTGGCGCGCGACCTGCGCCTGATAGACGGCCTGGGCGGCGGCGGCCGCCGCCGTCTTCTGCTGAGCCTGCTGCTGCTGGAGTTGGCCCGCGAAGCCAACCGCCGTGCCGGCGGCCGACAGGCCGAGTGAGATGAGGGCGGCCGTGCTCATGCCTGACATGTTGCTCTCTCCCTGCGTGTCATGAGTTTGTCGAGTTCGTCCGTGAAGGCCCGCTCGGCGGTATCGACGTCGAGCGCATCGGTCGCGAAGATCATCGTGAGCTGGGTGTCGGTCAGTGCCACGAAGGCCTGCTTCCGGCCCGCACCGGCCGGCAGGACATTATATCCGCGCAGTTCGAGGGGGCCGTCCTCGACATGCACGATTGCGTCGCCCTGCACGATCAGCAGCGTCGGAATCTTGATCAGCACGCCGGTGATCATGACTCCCGCCGGCACCTTTATCGTGCGCGCGTAGACGCCGGCATGAAAGACGTGGTCCGTTCCGATGGAGACCTGCGGCAATGCCAATGCAAAGCTCTCGAGCTGCCGCACTCTGTCGATCGCAGCCGGGCTCATGGGCACGATATGGACGCGCGACGGTGCGAGGTCAGTCATCGCTCACCTTCTTAAAAAAGACGCGGTTGGTCTCGGCATAGCCGACGCGCGGCAGCACCTTGAAGAGATCGCCTCCGAACGGCGCACTGACCAGGAGGCCGGGAGAGCCCAGGCGGCGTGCCAGCACCTCTGCCGCCCGCAAGAGCTTCAGCCCGGCGCCGGTGCCGCGATGGACACGGGCGACAAAAAAGCTCTCGCTGACGGCTACGGCCACGCCATAGTGCGGCAGCACCGGCGCCAGCAGGGTGAGGAAGCCGATAAGGTGTCCGTCGCGAGTGGCACTCAGCACCTTCAGCAGCCCGCGCGCCTCGAGTTCGCGGTAGCTCTCCATCCTGGCTGCGGGCGGCGGCATGCCCGCGATCGACGACTCGGCGGCATACTCGACCAGCAGGACCGCGAGGCCCGGGTCACGCTCCAATTCGGCGACAGTGCTCATCTGCACGTTCATGTCGCCTCCTTGGACACGCGGCGGAACAGCCCGTGCGCCAGCGCGAAGGGCGGGCCAATTTCGAAGCCGAGCCAGCGCATCCAGCGGAGTGCCGCCGCGTACCGCGCATCGACGACGTTTTGCAGCGCTTCGAAGAGTGTGAGCCAGTGCGCGACCATACGACGGCTCTCGACCAGGAACACTCGCCGATACGCGGTCACGAGATCTGAGCCAAGAAGCCACGGCACCCCCGTCGAGCCGATCAGGCTCATCTGCGATACACCTGTCATGCAGATGATTCGACCTCTGATATCGCGCGCCGTCCACGCCTCACGCGCGGAGGCGAGACTTTGGAGAAGGCTGTCGCACGGTCCTTCGACCGGATGGACGGGCCCAAGCAGGGCCAGCACTTCCGCCCGATCCTCCTCGCGCAGCACCGGCGCCAGTTCGCGCGCATCGACGTCACGGGCGGGCAACAGGATGATCACCAACCGCGTTCCGCGATCTGGCGCCATTGCCAGCGATTGCGAACCAAGAGCGTGCGTGCGCCGGTGGTCTTGTGCAAGACAACGACATTAGTGCTCACAATTACACCCATGTCGTTTCGGCTCGCTCGAAACGTGAGTGCCGTGTTGACAGCGCCGTCGTCGGTCCATAGCGAGCCGCCACCGATTTCATCTCCGACAGCGTATCCTGCATCCGCTGACGTACACTGTGCCCGGAAGTCACTAATCTGCGGAACGAGCCCGAGGTAGTGATTCTTTGGCGTCGAGGTGTTCGCCGCGGGCAGAGTTGCTGAATAGGCTGACTCGTACCGAGCATTGTAGGCGTACCCGACCGCGCTGGTGACGCCCGTGCTGTCAGTCGCCGCCTCTCCCACCATTACTAGATTCACCTGCGGGGCGCTCGTGCCGTTGCCGAGATAGCCGCGCATTTCGGCGATGTTGAAGGTGAACTGGCCGCTGGTGACGGCGGGCATGCCGCCGAACTGGTAGATCGGCGGCAGGAGCGTGTTGCCGGTCGCCAGGCCGCTGCCCGAAACGGTCACATAGAGGAAGTTCGGCGTCGCGGCGGGACGATTGGCGACGAGGCCCGTCCAGGTGAGCGGACCGGTGGTGACACCGATCACATCGACCGGGGCGCCTGACGCATTCGACCAGCCGGCCGCCGCCGTCGCCACCAGCGGATAGGTCGGCGAGACGTTGGAGGTCTGCAGGGTGAGCGTGCCAGTCGTCGTGGCGGGCAGGAAGTTGGCCAGGCCGGTCGCAGTCACGGGCCCCGCGCTCATCGTCTGGCGACGTCCCGAGAAGGCCGGGTAGGCCGGTGTCTGCCAGGTCGCGTCGGCGCCGCTGATACCCAGGAACTGTCCCGACGTGCCGCGCGGCAGGCGCCTGTAGCCGCCGGCATCGCGGGTCAGCAGATCGCCCGGCGTGGTCAGCTTGTCGATGCCGCCGCGGAACGCCTGCAGCGACTGGATCAGTGTGTAGTTGCTCTGCTCCGTGGCGGGATCGCTGATGCTGCTCACGATCGTGCGGCCGACGATCTCGGCAAGCTGCTGCATCGCCATGTAGATCTCGTCGAAGCGGCGCTCCACCACCTCGGGGTAATAACCGCCCTGGTTGGAGAGCACCGTCGTCTGCGTATAGGGCACCGTGCGCACGATGGTGAGCTTCGTGCCAACCGCGAGAGCTGCGCCTGCGAGCGGATAGGTCACGGACCCACCGCCCAGGCTGCCGATTCCCGCGGCGGCATAGAGCGATGACGATAGCGTCGTCTCGACGCCCGCAGCGTCGGTGATGATCACTGAGAGATGCGCGTCGTTGAGGACGGGGAAGCCGTAGGGAAAGACCGTGGCGCTGCCGTTGCCGGCATGGGTCACCTTGCGGTCGGTGTTCGTGAGGGCCATGGCTCAGGCTCCAGTTTCGAGGCGGGGGATGATGGCGAGCACCGTCGCGGGCAGCGGGTGGGCCTGGCGCACGAACACTCGACCGGCGGCATTCCACGCCGGATCGATCAGCACGTGCTCATCGCCGGTCGTCAGCATCGTGGGGAAGCCCTGCTGCTCGCTGCTGCGTTCTTTCACGTCGACCAGGCGATCGGCCGTCGGCCCGGCGCTGAGGCCGCGCGTGTCCTTGACCCTCAGCACGACCTCGTTCACCACCTTCTGCCGCCCCTGCAGCGTCGGCGGCCCGGCTTCGAGGCCCAGCGTTTCGAGGTCGCACACGTAAGGAAGGCCCGCGAGGATCGCGCCCGATGCCCGCGGCAGGAGGATCGTGCCGTTGTTCACGGTTGCATTGGGTTGCACCGATCCATCGGCCAGCACCGCGAGCTCGCGTCCCTCGAGGTGCCAGAGGCCGCCCAACGCGCGCGAGGCCAGCGCCCAATCCTCGGTCGGGCGATCCTGCAGGCTGGCATGCGGCGCGATGTCGAGCGTAGCGCCGGCATGGTTCGCATCGATGTACGACACGACCGTCACGGTCACCTGGTTCTGGCCGTTGCGCAGGATGTAGCTGGCGCCGACCGACGCGGCGCCGAACGGCGCATGTCCCGTCGCCGTGAGCGTCACGCCCTCGCCCGCGCCATAGCCTGTCCCCGCGATCGCGAGCGTGCGGCCCGCTTCGCCGTTCCATCCGTCATGACGGATGCCGCTATCGACGCACCAGGCGGCTTGCACGTCCTTGAAGCCGCGGCTTGCCATGCGCTCGACGAAGCGTTTCGTCTCGCCGCCAACGGTGCGCTTCACCGACAGGTAAAGCACCGTCTCGTCGGCTTCCTGCACGGCGGCGACGCTTTCGACCCGGCCGTCGGTGACGTGGCGCGACCAAGCATAGACGTCGTGTTCCTTGAGGTAGGTGAAGGCCAGCAGCACGCCGTCGGACCGCACGCACCAGACGATGCCGTGCGGATCCCGGGCATAGGCCCACTCCTCGAGGCCGTGCGTCTCGAACAGGTGCCCGGCGAGAATCGACACGTTGCGACCGGCCCAGCTGTCGGAGCCGAAATCATAGGCGACGTCGCGCACCTTCTTGGCGGAGGCGGTCACATAGAGAGCCGCACTCTCGGTGGCGATCGGCGGGATTTCCGAGACACCCTCGTAGCTCTGCGGCTTCACCGCGCAATTGGCGGGCGTCATCACATCGGCCTGCGCGCCTGCCCAGGCCTTCCACACCGCCCCCGAGGTCCAGACCAGCAGCACATTGAGGCTGAGCAGGTGGCGAATCTCGTTCACCTCCCGGCTGGCGATGGTGCGGGTGATGGCGTCGCTGTCCTTCGACGGCGAGCTGGTGTTCATGTTGTTGAACGCCGCCGAGGCCGACGAATAGAGCGTCTGCGGCTTCTGGTTGGTTCGGGCGTACCACTGCCGGCCCTCGTGATAGGTCGAGCAGCCGGGATACTTGTCGGCGGCGTCGAACGGGTTCTTGTCCTCCGGCGGCGTGTCGGACGTGTCGGGCGCCACCGTCGTATCGGTGAAGCCCGTGGCGCCGTCCCCTGCCCGGCCGATGAAGCCATAGACAGCGTTCTTGCCCTTGTAGACGTTGTAGGAGTTCGCGCCGGCGGCATTCGTCCAGGTGATCTTCGACGTCTGCGTCGTCGCGCTCACGGATGACGAGGCCACGCTCTCTTCGCCGGTCTCTTCAGCTACCGCCGTTACGACATAGTCGAAGCCGGACCCCGCCGCGCTGGAGACCAACCCCGTCGGCGGCTGCTGGGTCGGCGCGTAGGTGATCGTGGCGAGGGACCAGGCGGCATGGCCGGTGCGCGTGAGATTGCGCGGCGCATGCGACGGGTGCGTCAGCGTCATCGTGTCGGCGCTCTGCACGTATTTCAGCAGCGCCAGGTCGGATTCAGGGTAGGGCGTCGTGATCGTGTAGACGCGGGCCGCCGTGCCGCCTTCAGTCCAGTTCCCATAGCCCGACGTGTCGCTCCCGAGGGCAAAGGTCGAGCCGCCCATCACCGTCACCGTGAAGCGCCGGCGGTTGAGTTCGCGCATGCCCTCGATCCCGTCCAGCCAGATCGCATCGCCGCTCGACAGGCCGTGAGGCGCGGCGGTCGTCACGATGCCGGGGCTGGCACGCGTGATGCCGGCGACGGCGACCCCGGCCTCGAGCACGTAGCCGCCCTCCTTCACGACGCGCATCTTCCGGTCGCTGAATTCCAGTACGTAGGTCTGCTGCGTGTTGAAGCTGAACGGGATTAGCCGACTGCGCACCCCCTCGTCGCAGGTCTCGCCCACGAAGGCCGTTCCGGCGCGGGTACTGACCCCGCCGAACGGATGGACGAACCAGTTGAGACAGGTCGCGAGGCCCACCTGGTACTTGGCGAGGTCGACCCGGCCCTGCAGCGCCGGCGACAGTTCGCCCGCGGCGAAGCTCGGCAGAAGGATGGGCCTGGTCATGGCGCACTCCCGTCGAAGCCGCGCACCGCGACGCTCTGCACCATCCGGTCCGCGTCGCCCGCAATCAAGCCCTCGTTGGCACTGTCGGCCACGGCGCGCTCGATCCTGTCCTGGGCCCGCCGGGCCAGACGCTCGGCGAGATCGGCCTTCTGCGTAATGGCGTGCGCGATCGCGGCCGCGAGGCAGTCGACGAAGGCCAGGGTAAAGCCGGGCGTGAAGCGGGCCGGATCGACCACGCGCTGCGCGAACACCGCCGTCACCCGGTCCTCGTTGCAGTAGAGGAAGGTGGCGCTGCCGTTCGAGGCAATCTCGAAGCCGCGGGCGGGCTCGCCCCACAGCCAGGTCGAGGCGCCGAACTCCAGCCTCCGCATGCGCAGGCAGTCCGACGGATAGGCGTAGCTGGACGCCCAGCGCGCCGGCGGCGTGCCCGACGCGGCGAGCGCCTGGGTCACCCGATTGAAGTTCCAGTCAACCAGCGACTGCAGCTCGTCGCGCACGGTCGCGTACCAGAGATTGATCTGGCGGGCCTCGGTGCTGTTCTCGGTGAGGTCGGCGATGGTGGCGCGCGTGCCGAGCCGGCTCAGCGCCATGTTGCCGATGTCGGTGTCGGCCGGCATCTAGCGCCCTCCTCCTGTGGCGACGGCCTTCTCCAGCGCCGCCGACTTCTGCGCCGAGCCCGAGCTCGATCCGACCCAGTAGGCGACGATGTCGCCGAACTTGGCGCCCAGGGTACCCAGCAGGATGTAGGCGATCTCGCGCGAGGCGGCCGGGATCTCCTGACGCACGACGAACCAGAGCGCGGCCATGAACGCCGCCGTGACCAGCAGGCTGACCACGACCGCACCCCAGGCGATCGCCGAGCCCGCCTTCGCGAGCTCGACGGTCTGGCTGCGCGCGCTCGCCACGTCCGCGAGCTCTGCCTGCAGCGTATCGAACTCCTGTCGACGAGCATCGGCCTCGGCCTGGATCACCGCCATCCTGAACTGCAGGGCGAGGTCCGGATCGGTCGCGATGGCACGCTCGATGCCGACAGCGTCGGACGCGCCCAGGATCTCCTGGGCGATGCCGGCGACCTTCGAGACGGCAGCACCTGTCTTGTCCCCCATGATCCAAGAAGCGACGGTCGGCGCGAGGCCGAGCAGCAGGGGAAGGAACGGCATCAGACAGGCTCCTGCGAGAGGAAGAGTGCGCGTTCAGTGGCGCGGCGGATCACGAGGCCGGGCAGAGGCCCGTCGGCACCCCGGTTCCAGCGCTTGAACTGCTCGGCAGCGCCGCTGGCATCGCCCGCATTGAGCAGGCGCAGCAGGGTCGAGCTGGCGAAGGCCAACGGTCCGACGTTGAAGACGAAGCTCGTCAGCGCATCGAACTGCCCTTGTGACAGCGGCGCTTCGACCAGGTGCCGCACGGCACGCTCCGCCGCGCCGATGTCCTCGCGCAGCCAGGCGGTGGCCTGCTCTTCGCTGCACGTATCGCCCCGGCGCACGCCGCGCGTATGGCCGTAACCGATGGTCCAGGGCTCTCCGGTCTCCCGGTTGCCGGGGTCGGGATAGGCCTCGCTCTCCAGGCCTTCCGAAGCCTTGATCAGCGTGAGCCCGGCCTGTGAAGTGACCAGCAGTGCGTTTGCAGGATGACTCATGGCGTCCTCGTCGAGGGAACGGGCGACCACAGGCGCTGCCACAGGCCATCGATCTTCACGTCCTGCGCGTCGTTGCGCCGATCCAGGCTGTCGAGCCGCTGACCATGGGCAGTGAACCGGCTCTCGCTCACGCCCTGCATGGCGGCAACCTGGGCCTGAAGGCTGCGAACCGCGGCCGTCGTATCGTCCAGGGTCGAGAGCGTGCGCTGCGAAAGCAGCACGAGCAGAGCGACGCCACCGCCGACCAGCCAGCGGTAGGCCTGTACGCCGAAGCCGGCCTTGCCGCGGGCGTCGCTGCCGTCCGGGGGGGCGTCGCTGCTCATGCGCCGCCCCCTGCGGTTGTTCCGGGAAACGACGGAACGCCGCCCTCGAGCAGCGGGAGTACCCGGAGGAAATCCCGGTGCGTCTCATGTGCCGGATCGACCAGAACATCGCTGCCCAGTAGGAAGACGCCGCCCTGTCGCTCGATCGGGTTCAACGCGGCAGCCGGCGTCGAGATCGATGGGCCGCGCACATGGTCGGCCTGGCCGGCCGTCAGCACGATGAACGTCTCCATCAGACCTGTGCTCCCACGGATGTGGCCCACGCCTGGACGTTGTTGAAGCGGGCGAGCCGCTGTGTTCCGTCCAGTGCGGCGCCGCACGCGACGAAGCCCAGCGAGGCCGCCCGGAACTGCGCCGGGGTCCCGTTGTTGTTGGAGGCGCCGATAAAGAGGCTGTGAAAGGGGAGCGCCGCGCCCACGTTCGTTGGAGCCAGCGATTGCACCAGGTCCACGCCATTTCTGGCACAATAGATATCGCCAGTGGTTGCCCCGGTGCGGCCCGCCTGGGAGAGGCCTACGCTGCTATATGGAGTGTTGAGGCTATAGTAGGCGCCGACCATATTGGGAGCTGGAAGCAGGGCGTTGCCATTGCGGGGATAGAGCGAAAGCGCGCGTCCGGACCCGGAATTGACGCCAATCGCCGTCGTGACTCCACTGACGTTCGTCCGCTCGTACGACTCGATATGGACATTGCTAACTCCCATCACGACAGCATGGCTGTTCGCGACGAAGCCCGTGTCGATGTAGGACGTGGCGCCATTGAACGTGTAGTCGCGGTCAGGCGTGAAGGCAGGCGAATTGACCGCCACCGCGAGCCGCCTCTGTTTCAGCGACGTGAGCGCTTGGACGGGATTCTCGGCCCACAAGCCAAAATAGTCGTCGGTCAGCGCCCAGTTGCCTGCGGCTTTCTCGCTGAACACGAACTGGTCGACGACGATCAATCTCGCGAGGGAGACCGAACCGCCATTGGCGACGATCGCGTCACGCCAGGACAGAACGTCGGCGTCGAAAGCGCGGGATCCGCCGCCCCGCACCCTGTTCAAAACCGTGATCGGCATGCTCAAGCCCCGATGTATACGGTGAGCTTCTGGCCGCTGGCGCCGCACTGGGTCATGGCGCTCTGCGCCTCTTTCCCCGTGATCTGCACCGTGTCGCCGCCCGACAAGGGTATGCCGGAGTCCAGGGCGCAGGTGCCTCCTGTCGGATCGATCGCCGCATCGGCGTTGGTCCTGGTGCTGCTCACGATGACGATGCGCCGGGTAGCGTCGGCCGCAACCAACTCGGCCGAGGCACCGGACATGGTGACGCTCGACTTCACCAGCGCCGTCCCCGTCAGGTTGGTCAGCACGACCGGCAGCGGGCTTGCCTCCGAGACGGGCACGGCGCTGCGCCGGACGGCTGACTGGTAGGCGATGTCTTGAGCCATGGATTGTTCTCCTCTGGGTGGTGGGACCGGCCCGAAGACCGGCCCCTCTGCCTTCACCCGGCGCCGATCACTGGACGAGGACGACCTGGTCGCCGGGCCGGGCCGCCTTGACCGGGGCGCCATCGCCACGGCCGGCCAGCGGATCGCCGAAGATCGGCGCCTCGCCGGCACTGCGGCGGCGCGGCGCATCGAACGGCACGAGAGAGAGGCCCGGAGGGCCGGACCACAGGATGCGGGCGCCGATCGGATGGAGCTGGACGCCGTCGTAGAAGGGATTGTCGACGACGACGTACTCCGCCGCCTTCTCGGTTCTGTCGTGCTTGTCGTTCTTCTGGGCCATGACGATGCCTCCGCTCAGACTGTGAAGCCCGACGCGTAGGCCCGGCTGGCCTGACGGTCGTGGGTGAGGAACGCGGTGAACTTGCCGGCCATCAACGGACCGGTGGCCACCGTGTAGTTGGTGCGGAGGAAGCGCTCGGCATCGAGCGGCACCTTCACGCGCAGCACTTCAGTGCCCGCGGTCAGCGCCGCCTTGGCCACCGCGCCCGAGCTGGCGAGCACGAAGGTCGAGGAGAAGCCAGCATTGTCGTCGGTCTCCAGCGTGAAGGTGACTGTCGCGGCGCCCGCGGCGGTGACCGTCTCGGTGACGAGGACCACCAGTTCCAGCGGCTCGCCGTTGCCCATGTCACGGGCCGCGCCGAGGTCGATGATGTCGGTCGACGGGGCGGTCGTGGTCACCGCCTGGTCGGTGCCGAAGGTGTTGAGCTTGTCGTACATCATGGTTTTCTCTGTCCTTTCCTGCCCTGCGGCCTACGACACGGTCGCTTCGGCCAGCGTGATCTGGTCGCACTTGCGGATCGGGATCCCGCCGAAGCTGTCGAAGATGCGGCCGTCGCTCTCGTCGAGCGTGCGCCGGATGTTCGTGTTGTTGGTGGTGGCCGCGACCGAGGCGCCGAGGTTGCGCTGGATGTCGAGCCACTGCTTTACGGTACGGTTCATGTACCAGGCGGGCCGGCACATCTTGATGTTGGGGATCTTGTTCATCGCCCGCATCATCAGCTTGACCAGATCGGCCGGGGACGAGCCCGCGAGGTCCGACACGTCGATGTTGCCGATGCGCACGACATAGCGCCAATCGCGCACCGTCAGGCCCGCATCCCACTTGTAATGCGTGCGATAGCCCTGGTAGCGGTTGCCGGCGGCATCGAGCAGCGTCTGCTCGCCCAGATCCTTCATCGACAGGCCGGCCTTGCTGCCCTTCGGGAAGATGCCGTGCACGGTGAGGTCACCCCAGCCGACCAGCCAGATCGACGTATTGTCCGAGGCCGTGCCGCCGCCCGAGATGAAGTTGTTAGCGGTCTGCGAGGTCGCCGTGGAGGTCGTGTTGTAGCGCGGCGCGAACCCCATGAAGCGCTCGGGATTGGTCGCGGTGTTGCCGTAGAAGAGCACGCCCGCGAGCTGCTGCGTCAGCCCCTCGAGGAAGGCCCGATCCTCGGAGAGGCGATAGGCCGCCGTGTTGCCGTTGAGATCGGCCAGCGCCTTGTCGATCTCCGAGTAAGTCTCGAGCATGCCGCACGAGTCGGTGATCTGGGTGCTCGTGCTCTTGGTCGGCACGATGCCCTCGTTGAAGCGACGCCAGGTGCCGGTCGGCAGCGAGGTCTGCACGCTGGTGCGGTGGCCGGTCGGCAGGTTGCCCTCGTTCCACACCATGTCGTCGGTGATCTCGTTCATCTGCGACAGCATGCCGATCACCTGCGCAATGCTGCCATTGGGGTCGATGACCTTGGACCAGTCGGCCAGGGTCGGATTGGTCACGGAAAGCGTTGCCATGGAGCGTGGTTCCTAGTTGTGCTGGGAGTTGGGATAGAGGGACTTCGGATCCATCGCGCCGTTGCCGCGGCCGGCATTGCCGCCCACGAACGAGTCGTCCTTGATGGTGTTGGCCACCTTCACCATTCCTCGGATGAGCCCGGGATGGTTGGTGAAGCCCAGGCTTTCGAGATAGCTGATCGTCTGCCGGTCGAAGACCTGCGCGAGCGCGGTGCGGGCATTGCCGAGCGCCTCGGGCGAGAACTCCTTCTCGGACGTCGCGCGCCAGTCGGCCGTCTGTTTGCTCCACGAGGCTACGGAGTGCTCGTTGACGGCCCGCGCGATCTCCTTGTCGCGGTTGACGGTGTAGTCGATCAGCTTCTGCGCCGTTTCCGGCGCGATCTTCTCGCTGTCGAACAGTTTTACCGCTTCGGCGAACACCGGATCGTCGGCGCGGTAGCCCTCCGGCAGCGTGAGCCCAGAATAGTCGACAGAGACCTCGGCGCCCGCATCCGCACCGCCGTCCGCTTCGGCGCCAGGCTTCGCATCGGCGGTCGCCTCGCTCGCCGGCGCGGCTTGCGTACGCCCCACTTCGACGTGAGCCGCATCGAGCCACTCGGTGCTGACGCCTTGCTCCGTCGCCCCCTGCACTTGTGTCATCGTCGTGTCGAGTACGTCAGCCATCGTTCTGCTCCTCTGCGGCCATGGCGGCGAATCCAGTTTCGATCACGTTGAGGCGAGCCTCGCTGCTCATCTGCTCGGTCAGGTCCGGCGCATGCCGTTCCAGCTCGCTCAAAAGCTCGATCCCGATGCTGCGGCGGCCGGCCATGTAGTCCTGGTGGCGCTGGGCCTCGGGGCCACCCGGCACGTAGCCGTCGCTGCGGAGGTCGCAGAGGCCTAAAAGCCCGTGCACGAAGCGGCGGCCCTGTTCGCTGCCCATCACCGCGCAGAGATCATCGGCGACGCGGTCCTGCGCGATCCGCTCGAGCTGTTCGGCTTGGCGGACCTGGCGCGCATCATTGGGATCGTGCATCTTCAAACTCCCAGCACGGCTTGAAGGGCATTGCGGCCGCCGCCGACCTCGGTCTCGCTCAACGTCTTCGCGCCCTGGGCAGCAGTGCTGGCCATCTGCATCGCCTGCGCGGCCTGGGCCTGCTGCGCCCGCGCCGCGCGCAGCTTGGCCACCACGTCGTCGGCCACGGTGATCGCGGCCGGCGCGCCGAGCTTGTCGGCATAGACGTCGATGCTCTCGTCGGCGTTCAGCTTGTCGAGAACCTCGGGCCGGGCGGCCGCGATGTTGCCGGCGAAGGCCCACAGCCGTTCGACCGAGCCGAGGTCAGCAGCCTTCTGTGCCTGCGCCAGGATCGAGATCAGCTCGACGTCGAGCGGATAGCCGTGGAGCTCGCGCGGCGCCTCGCTGAACAACCCGTGCTCGCCCATGATGGTGAAGGTGCGCTGGACCAGCGGCTGCAAGAGGTCGTCGTGCAGGTTCTCCAGCACCGGCCCGAGCATCTGCATCTTCTCCTCGCGGCGCGTGCTGATCTCGAGCTGGTTGCGCGGCTGCACGCCCTCCATCTGGTCGAACATCAGGAAGAGGTCCGCGAAGAAGGCCGACTTGATGGTGGCCTGGGTGCGCGCGACGAGACGCTCGACCTCGGCGATGGCGCCGGGGGAGGTCTGATAGAGCGGCCACATCCCCGCTCCCCTCTCCTGTGTGGTGAAGTAGTTGATGGCGCCCGGCAGCACCGACGAGGCCGAGCCGCGCAGGCTGACATGCGCGCCCATCGGCGGGTTGACATGCTTGTCGACGGCGTTGTGCTCGCGCTTCTTCAGGATCTGCAGCGACTTCACGTCGGGGAGGGCGTCGTGGCCGGGTCCTTTCGAGTAGGCGTCGTTCCCGACCGGCGACCAGCGTGGCGTCAGCGCCGGGAACTGCGAATAGCCGCCGCAATGAATGAACTCGCCCTCGGCCTGGCCACCGCCCTCACGCCAGTAGACCGAACGGAACTTCTTGCCCGCCGAGTCGAGCCGGCCCTTTTCATAGGCGTTGTTGGGCTCGATCATGTGCAAAACGGCGATCTCGGTGTCGGCATCGGCGCCGCGCGCCCGCTCGGAGATTTCGGCGATGCCGTGTCCGGGCCAGCGCGCCTCGATCTGCCGGTAGGAGTACATGAAGCGCCGCGCCAAGGTGTCGACGCGGCCGCGCCAGTCGAGACCGAGCCAGTATTCGCCGGTCGACAGGGTGTAGAGGCGGATCACGTCCTCGCGGTCGAACTCGACGATCGCGCAGCCGGTGCCGAACTGGCCCAGCTCCTCGTAGATCAGCGGCAGCGCCGAATAGAGATTGCCGGCGTTGAACACCATGCGCATGCGCTCGGCGCACTCGTCGAGCCACACCTTCACCGGCGCCAGCGACGCCACACGGCGGTCGGGAATCGACAGTCGGAACCACGGCCGCGCTGGCGAGGTGACGCCCGACATCAGTCCGGCCACCAGGGTGCGTAGCGCGAAGAGCGCCGTCGGATCGAGGATGGCGGCATTGCTCTGCGCGCCGCGACTGCCCTGGTTGGGCGACGAGAAGAACTGGCCGCGTCGCGGATTGACGAAGCGCGACAGTTCGCGCCAGCCAGGTTCCCACGACTGGCGCTGGCGCTTCAGGACGCCGAGGCGGGAATCGATGTGGCGGCGCAGGGCGGCATCGTGGGCCATCGCTCAGGTCCCCAGCATCGTCTTGCCGCGCGCGGCGGTGGTCGATGCGGCGCCGCTGACGCCCAGCCCACCGGTCGTTATCGTGGAGGCATAACCCGCCATGGCGGCCGCGCGCTTCTTCTGCGCATCCCGCGCCTCGCGAACCGACGGATCGACCATCGACGGGGCGGGTTCGGGTGCCGGCGGCAGGGCCGGCGGCGACATCGGGGGAAAAGCGGCCTGGCCGCCACCAAAAATACCCAA